CACCACACTGGGTGCGGCTGCCATCAGGACCCGGTAGTGGAGGTCTCCTAGATCAACCCGCATCAGCGGGGTAAGCGCCACGTCCGCGCTCAAGGACGGTGCAAGACCTGACGAGGCAACGGAGAACGAATGTCTGAGCCGTCCGCTGAACCAACCCCCAACGACGAAGCACCTGGTAACGACCAGGAGCCGGATGCTGGGAAGACGTTCACGCAAGAGGAACTGAACCGCATCGTCGCCGATCGGGTGACGCGGGTCAAGAATCAGTACAGCGACTACTCGCAACTGAAAGCCGCCGCCAAGGAACTCGAGTCGGTGCGCAACGCGAACAAGTCGGAGCAGGAACGGATCGCCGACGCCGCCCGGTCTGAGGGTGCGCAGAGTGCGATGCAGAAAGCTCACGCCCACCTGATCCAGTCGGAAGCTCGTGCCCTGGCGGCAGCCGCCAAGTTCAGAGATCCATCCGATGCGGTGGCGTTCCTGGGCGATTTGTCGTCAGTTGCGGTTGGTGACGACTTCAGCATCGACACGAAGGCGTTGCAAGCGTCTCTGAACGATCTGGCGAAGAACAAGCCGTACCTGCTGGCGGAAGAGAAGCCGACCCGCCCAACCGGTGATGCCGGTCAGGGTCCGCGAGGAACGTCCGGTCCAGCGAACATGAACGACCTCATCCGGCAACGGATGCAGGCGCCAAGAACCTAACCAAGTGGTGCCCCGGATTGCGGGGACTACTAACCGAGAGGAAACCCCGCAATGCCGTACAACTCCCTTACCAGTCGCACCGACGTCGGCGCTCTCATCCCCGAAGAGGTCGCCAACGACATGCTCGGTGCGGCCACGTCGCAGTCGGCTGTGCTGTCGCAGTTCCGTCGCCTGCCCGTTTCGCGCAGCCAGGTGCGACTGCCTGTCCTGTCGGCGCTTCCCGTCGCTTACTGGGTGACCGGCGACACCGGCCTGAAGCAGACCACCGAGATGGCTTGGGCGAACAAGTACATCAACATCGAAGAGGCTGCGACCATCCTCCCGGTGCCTGACAATGTGGCTGACGACATGGACGCGAATATCTGGGACGAGGCCATGCCTTACCTGGTTGAGGCGTTCGGTCGTCTGGTCGACTCGGCTGTGTTCTTCGGTGCGAACGCCCCGGCGTCGTTCCCGACGAACATCAACGCTGCTGCGACCGCTGCCGGCAACGCCGTCTCCGTCTCCACTGCGACCACCGCTGCGAACGGTGGCGCGCTCGGCGACGTCGACTCGCTGTACGGTGCCCTGGACGCTGACGGGTATGACCCGACCGGCTTCGTGGCTGCGACCACGTTCCGGGGCAAGATCCGCACCGCCCGCGACACCACCGGCCAGAAGCTCGACGCTGCCCGGGTCTCGGGTGGTCTGGACTCCATCGACGGTCTGCCGGTTCAGTACCCGATGCGGGGTCTGTTCCCGACCGGTGGCGGCGCTGGCACGAACGCGTCCGTGTTCCTCGGTGACTGGTCGCAGTTCGTGGTGGCAATCCGCAAGGACATCACCGTGGACGTGTTCCGTGAGGGCATCATCCAGGACGGTTCCGGCGCGATCATCTACAATCTCATGCAGCAGGATATGACGGCTATCCGTCTGACCTTCCGTATGGGTTGGCAGGTCTCCAACCGGATTAACAATGACCAGCCCACCGAGGGTTCGCGCTACCCCGTGGCTGTCCTGAAGTATTAGCAGGTAGTGGCTTAACTGCCGCTTGACTAGGTAGAATACCTAGTGGGTGAGGGCTAGGGTAGCTCCCGAAAAACGTCTCCTAAGCGTCTGCCTTCACTCCCTGCAACCTTAGGAAATCGACTGTAGGGGTCGAAGTGAAGTTTTGTCGCGACTGTCAGCAGACGCTTCCCATCTCAGAGTTCTACCGCAACCACCGAATGCCAGACGGCTACCTGAAGCAGTGCAAAGTGTGCCACGGAAACCGTTACCGCGTCGGGCGCGCATCTCGAGCCAAACAGAACCGGCTCTACATTCAACAGATCAAGTTGGATCGCGGATGCACAGATTGCGGGTTCAACACCCACCCCGCCGCACTGGACTTCGACCACCTTCCGGGGTTCGTCAAGGTCTACCGGGTCTGCACGATGGCCGACATGCGTCGTGAGTTGATCGACGCCGAGATCGCCAAGTGTGAAGTGGTCTGCGCGAACTGTCACCGAATCCGAACAATGCAACGTCTAGAGGAGAACGCTCATGGCTGACAAGGAACCGAAGGACAACAAAGAGGTTCAGGAGAAGGTGAACGACGAGACCGAGAAGGGTTATCGCGGCACCGTTCTGGATCCGACGCCGAACGAGAACTACACGATCGCTGGCGTGACCAGCGGCAAGCCGACTCCGGAGACGGACGAGAAGCTGGCCGCTGAGGCGCGTCAGGCCGTTCGCGGGTTCTGATGGCTACCGTCCCTGGCCGCACGACCGAGCCGCGTTCGGTGACGGTGGGCAAGACATCTGGGTCTGCTGCTGTTACCGGTGCTGCTGGGACGTTCCAGTCGACGGACGTTGGTCGCACGATCACTGGCACTGGCATCCCTGCTGGCACCACCGTTTCGGCGGTGGCGTCGGGCACGGCTGCCACCCTGTCGGCGAACGCGACAGCCACAGGTTCCGCTGCGGCGACTCTGGGTGCAGCTCAAGGCAGCACGTTGGGGTTCGTCGGTTGGTCTCCCGAATCGGAGGCCGAGGGCGCGACATACACGGTAGCCGGCGTGAACGCCGGTCAGACGCAGCCGGATCGCGTGCTGTTGCCAAACGCGAACCGCACCGACCACAACCGCTCAAGGTAGGTGACCGTGTTCGCAGACGTCGCTGACGTTGCGTCTCTCAACCTCACACCTGATGAGGCTGAAGCGCGGATTGCGTCAGCGACGGCTGCGATCCGGGGCGTGTGTGGTTGGAGTGTGACCGAGGAGACGGTGAACGCGACCGCCCCTTGGTCAAGGACCTTGTTCCTGCCCACTCTGCATCTGACCTCGCTGTCCGTGTCGGTCAACTCAACACCTTTGTCCAGCGGCGCTGACTATGCGTGGCAGACAAACGGTGTCGTGTCGCTGTTCCTAGGTCGGCTGCCCGCGATCAACGGCGGCTGGTCAGGTGCAACGCTGAACTTGTCGTACACACATGGGTACGAGACGGTTCCTGATGGCATCAGGGCTGTCTGCCTCGACTTGGTGGCTGAAGCGGTCAATCCGCAGCGGGCGCTGACGGGGGCGACTGTTGATGGGGTGACAGTGACGTACCAAAAGGAAACCAGTTCCGTCTTCACCAACCTTGAGGACGACTGGCGGCTTGTTCCCTACATTTGCCCCGTAGCCCGATGATCGGTGACGAAGTTCGACAGATGATGCCTCAGTTGCAGGCGCTGTCTGAGTCGTTGATGCAAGACACCATCCGGGTCGACACCTTGTCGGGCGATGCTGTGTTTGACCCTGCCACGGGCGGTTCGTCACGAGCTGTTGATGCTGTCGCCTACGAGGGCAAGGCGCGTGTGCAGGTTGGCACGACGCAGCAGGATGCGCAGGATTCGGCGGATGAGCAGATCACGTTGAAGCGGTATTCGGTGTCGGTTCCGGTGTCTGTGACGGGGTTAACGGTGGATCAGCAGGTGACTGTCGTGTCGTCGCATGACCCGGATTTGGTGGGTCGGACGTTGACGATCCTTGCCACTGAGGGCGGCACGTTTGTGACGTCGCGCAGGTTCGTCGCATCCGACCAGCAGTGAGGGGTTGCGATGCCGTTCGATGTTTCTGATGTTTCAAAATTGACAGCCGACCTAAACAGGACGCGGCTTCGAGTCGGGAGGCAGTCCGCTGCCGTAGTTCGCGACGCAGCTTTTCGAGTCGAGGCTTCAGCTAAGTCAAGGGTTCCTGTGCAATCAGGAGAACTGCGGGGCAGCATCGACACGCGGTTCTACGGCTCGGGGAACTCCGGACGCATGTCTGCCGTGGTGCGCGCTGGCGCTTTCTATGCGCGATTCGTTGAAGATGGGACGTCGCGTCAGGCGCCTCAACCATTCATGCAGCCCGCACTGAATGATCAACGGGCGAAGTTTCTAGCCGCGATCACTCGTCTGTCGGATGTGCTCAAGTGACTACGGTCGGCCAGCTCGGTGACCTGATCTTGGCGCGGTTGCGAACCATCCCGAACCTGACCGTGTTCGACGGGAAGGTCGGGCAGGTGGTGAAGGATGCGGGCACGACCCGCCCCTACGCCGTTCTGTACATGTCGCCCGGTTCGTTTGTGAGCCAGCGCATGTCTGGGCAGTCGGAGCAGTTCCGGGTGTCCGGTCAGATCACGGTCGCTGCCGGCACGGTTGCCGGGTTCCGCTGGGCTGCCCATCAAGTGATGGACGCACTGACCGACTTCCGCCTCGAGCCCGCCAACAGGGGTGCAACCCCGTTCACGTTCGACACCGACCCGGGGCCGGAACGCCGCGACGACGACGACCCCTCCGACATTCGTTGGTATGCACCTTTCACGTTTTCATTCACCACAACCAGGAGCTGACCATGACTGAACTCGTACGAGTCAGGGACAAAGAAACCGGCCACGAGTACAGCGTGAGCCGGGTCCGCAAGCACCAGGAGCAGGTCGACAAGCCTGCTGCTGACAAGAACGGCAACCCGCTTCCCCCGAAGCACAACATCCAGTCGGGCCGTAAGGCCACCTCGAAGGCTCAGGAGGCCTGAACATGAGTGTTGCAACTTTCCCTCTCGGCATTTCGGCCCGTGGCAACGGTGCCCTGTGGTATCTGCCGACCGTGGCGAACCCGGACACGGGTGTGACGGTCGCTGAGTTCACGGCGGGTCTGAACCTGTCGTGCGCGATCGCAGGGTTTGCGCCGTCGTCTGAGCAGTCGACGGTGACCCGCACCCGATACTGCTCGCGTGCCGGCTATGAGATCCCGGGCACGGTCACCACGTCCATCCCCGCGATCGAGTACGTGTATGACCCGCAGGAGCCGGACAGCGACGAGTACGAGTGGTACTCGGTGCTGGCTCAGGGTGTGACCGGCTACTTCGCGAACCGGCTCGGCATGGCGTTCGAAGACGCTGTGACCGCCGGCCAGTACGTCGACCTGTACCAGATCCAGGCTGGTGTGCAGAACCGGGTTGCGATCGACCCGACCGCTGAGGGTGACGAGCTGCGCATCTCGCAGCGGTTCTTCAACACCGGGCCGGTGAGGTTCGACACCATCGTCATCGCCTAGTTCGTATCCTGCTGGTCGGTGCCGTGGGGGTCCCGGCCAGCAGGGTTTCACCAACTACCCCCACAACACCCCCACACTGTTAGGACTTCCGTATGGCTGAGAAGCAATCGTTGCGTGCCCTGATCCAGGCTCGGGCGGCGCAGCAGGCGCGCCCTGTGCACCGGCACCTGTTTACCCTTGACCCGGAGTTGTACGCGGACCGGCTTGAGATTGAGCAGGCGTTGGACGATTTGCCGCGTGAGCGGGAGTTCACCGACGAGTCGCAGCGCCCCCGAATGAACCCGAACAACCCTCGTGCGTTGTTGGAGAAGCAACTGGCCGAGTTGGATGAGCGGATCGCCACCGCGTCGGTGGTGGGTGTGTTCAAGGCACTGACTGCGGATCAGGCTGCGGCGAAACTGGCTGAGTGGGATGCGTCGGAGTTGTCGCCGCTGGATAAGGCGCGGGCGACGATTGTCGAGTGCTTCGACCACTTTGACACCGATGAGGAACTGTCGAAAGATGACCTCGAGGCTTTGCTGCCCACGTTGACGCAGGGCGAAACGTATGACGTGTCGAACGTTCTCATGAACCTGTCAGCGGGTGCGATTGATGTCCCAAAATCCGTACGGCAGTCTTTGAGCAGCCGGAAATCCGGCGCGACCTCCAAACCTGCCTAGAGCTTGGGATCTCCCCCACCCGCTTCTTTGCGGAGTGGAACGAGGCTGAGCGAATCCTGCTTGACGCTTACTTGGACTGGAAGACGGACCTGCATTCGTGCGGGCATCACCTGTCCGAAACCACACACCAGGACGGCAAGCCGGATCCAATGTTCGCGGCCAAGTTCGATGTGTGCCTGTCCTGTCTGGCGTTGGAGCAGGCGCAGTTTGAGCAGGCAAAGAAGGATCAGGAGACGGCGAAGGGTGGCGGGTTTGTCGCTGTCATGTCTCGACTGTGGCATGTGGCGGTCGACACACACGCGGCTGCCGCTGAAGCGGATCTGGCGACCCGCCGCGAACGGTACAAGGCGCAACGCAAAGCCGCCCGCAAGGCGGCTCGTGAGCACGACAACTGAACAGGGGTGAGTGGTGGCTGACAGGTCTATCAGGGTTGTTCTGACCGCTAACGCTTCCGGTTTCATCTCCACCTTGGGTCAGGCGTCAAACGCTTCCCGCAAGTTCGGTCAGGACCTGTCGGGTTCGGTCAGCAAGAACGAGCAGTCGTTGAACAAACTGGCTGGCGTCACGGGTCTTGTGGGCGCCGGTCTGGTTGCTGGTATCGGTGGCGCTGTCCGGTCTGCTGCCGACTTCGACCAGGCCATGTCGCGGGTTGCTGCGTCCGGTGACGACGCCCGGGGGAGTCTTGAGAGTTTGCGCGACGCTGCGATTGATGCTGGCGCGAAGACGTCGTTCTCCGCTGGTGAAGCCGCTGCCGGTATTGAGAACCTGGCGAAGGCTGGTGTGTCGGCCAGCGACATTCTTGGTGGCGGCTTGGCTGGCACCTTGGATTTGGCGGCTGCCGGTGAACTGAATGTGGCCGACGCTGCCTCGATTGCGGCGACCGCGATGACGCAGTTCAACCTGACCGGTGAACAACTGCCGCATGTGGCTGACCTGCTCGCTGCCGGTGCAGGTAAGGCGCAGGGGTCCGTTGAGGACATGGGCGCCGCGTTGAAGCAGTCCGGTTTGGTGGCGTCGTCTTTTGGGCTGTCCATTGAGGACACGTCGGGCACCCTGGCGGCGTTTGCTGATGCCGGTCTGATTGGGTCGGATGCTGGCACTTCGTTCAAGACGATGTTGCAATCGCTGGCGAACCCTTCCAAAGAGTCGGCGAAGCAGATGCAAGAGTTGGGCATTGCCGCGTATGACGCGCAAGGCAACTTTGTGGGCATCACCGATCTGGCCGGTCAGTTGCAGACGCGCATGTCGAAGCTCACCCCGGCTGTGCGTGATCAGGCGATGGCGCAGATTTTCGGGGCGGATGCTGTCCGCGCCTCGAATGTTCTGTACAAAGAGGGCGCTGCTGGCATTCAGGGCTACATCGACCAGACGAACGATGCTGGCTACGCGTCGCGGGCTGCCGGGATCCTGCTCGACAACTTGAACGGTGACCTTGAAGGGCTCAAGGGGTCGTTTGAGACGGCGATGATCGGGCTCGGTGAGGGCGCTAAAGGTCCACTGCGGACGCTGGTTCAGTCGGTCACGGATGCGGTGAACGCGTTTAACAGACTGGATGATTCCACGAAGGGCACCGTGCTGTCGGTGGCCGCTGTTGGCGCCGGTGCCCTGCTGGGGTTGGCTGGTATCGCCAAGCTCGCCATCGGCGTGAATGACACCATCACTGCGTTTCGTGGTTTGCAGACCAACTCGCCGAAGGCTGCTGACGCTATCGGCAAGGTGGGTAAGGCTGCTGGTGTCGCCGCGATCGCGTTGACCGGGTTGCAGGTTCTCGGAAACATCGTTGACAACATGAACGGTAAGGCTGTCCCCTCGCTGGAGGCGGTGCAGTCGTCGTTGATCGGAGTCGCGAGTGGAGCGGTCGGCGCAACTGCGTCGATGGACGCCTTCTTCACTGTCACCAATAAGCAGGCGGGCGTCTATGGTGACGAAGCGGTCAACGGTCTCGCAGATTCTCTTGAACGCTTACTGAGCAAGTCCAGCGGCGAGAAGATCAACGACTGGGGCTCGGACCTTGTCGATAGTCTCGGCGGTCCGGCAAGTGTCGCGAACGTACTGCGGGAAAAGTTCGACGCCGTTGACTCGTCGCTGACGAAGATGGTTTCCTCCGGTCAGGCCGAGGAGGCGGCGAAGTCGTTCCGATCGTTGCGTGACGCGGCTGAGCAGCGCGGCATCGGCATTGACAAGCTGATCACGCTGTTCCCTGATTACCAGGCGACGCTGACCGCTGAAGCGAACAGCCTGAAGGTGACCACGCTGTCGGTGGAGGATTACGCCGATTGGATGGGTGGGAAGGTTCCGCCTGCGATTGAGGCGGCTCGGCGGGCGTCGAAGGGTGCCACGGGTGCGTTTGAGTCGCAAGCGTCGAACACGACCTTGTTGAAGGACGCCACCAAGAAGCTCGAGTCCGCTCAGGACGCGTTGGCAAAAGAGACGCAGACTGTCATTGACAAGTTCTCCATTTTGCGGGATGGCGCCCTCGATCAGGAGGACGCGAACAACGCGTGGGAACGGTCAATTGACGATGTAAAGGATGCGGTCAAGCAGAACGGTAAGGCGCTCGACTCGACCAGTGAGAAGGGTCGGGCGAACCGCGAGGTCGTGATTCGCATGATCCGGGCGTTGAACGACAAGACGACCGCCGACTTTAAGAACACAGAGAAGACGAAGGGGCTCGATAAGGCCACTGGGGAACTGTCGGGGAAGATGAAGGTCGGCGAGCAGCGGATTCGGGATGCTGCGAAGGCTGCCGGGTTGAACACCCGTGAGACGCAGAAGATGATCGACAAGTTCCTGAAGACACCTAAGCAGGTGAAGACGGACATCAAAACGCCGGGCATGAAGGATGCGCAGAACAACGTTGACTCGTTGGGGCGCAAGATCGGCGGTTTGAAGTCGAAGGAAGTCAACGTCACGGCGAACATTGACGTCAAGCAGACCGACATTGCTCGTGAGATCACGAAGAAGTACGGCAAGTACGCGAAGATTCCTGGGCTGGCGACTGGTGGCCCAATTCAGAACTGGTCTGGGCAGGCGGTCAAGGGCAAAGACACTGAGCTGATTGTTGCCGCGTACGGCGAGCACATGCTGCCCGCTGACGAGGTGGATGCGTTGGGCGGGCATGAGGGTGTGTACCGGCTGCGCAACGCTGTGAAGCAGGGCAAGATTCGTGGGTTCAAGGATGGTGGCGCGGTCGAGCGCAGTGTCATTGTGAATGGTTCTGCGTCTGATGTGCCTGGCATTGACGGGTTGATGACGGTGTGGTCGACCGCTGGTGAGCACATGGGCAAGGCTGCCGCGAACTACATTGAGCAGGGCGCTGAGAAGGCGTTGATGGCGATGGCGCTCGGGGCGGCTGAGGCGACGTCCGGTGCTGATGGGAATTACGCGGCAGGCAAGGCGGGTCGTTACGGCGATCAGCGGTTCAACGCGGAGCAGCTACGGAACGCGGCGATCATCGCTTCGGTGGGTGCGAGCATGGGCGCGCACGCACAAAGGATCGGTATTGCTACCGCGATTGTTGAGTCGGGTCTGCGCAACCTGTCCTATGGCGACCGTGACTCGGTGGGCTTGTTCCAGCAACGTGCCCCGTGGGGTTCGTTCGCGGCCCGGACGAACCCGCGCACGTCGGCGGACATGTTCTTCCACGGCGGGCGTGGTGGTCAGCGCGGGCTGGATGACATTCCGGGTTGGCGGTCACGTTCGCTCGGTTCGGCAGCCCAGGCTGTGCAGGTCAGCGCGTTCCCCGGTCGTTACCAGACGCACGCTGATGAGGCTGCCGCCATTCTGAGGGGTTTGAAGTCGGGTGACGGTGGCACGTCTAACCCTGGTGGTGGGACTGGTCAGTCGAAGGGTGGCGGTAAGTACCGTCCGGTCAGGGGTGGCCGGGTTGGCTCGCGTTACCACGGCAGCCCGCCAGCTATCGACATTGGTATCGGGGTCGGGAACACGGTGTACGCCGGCCATGACGGTCGGGTGACGATCTCGCGGGATCTGCGCGGCAATCAAAGTCAGGGGTATCGGTCGTACGGTCGGTACATCACGATCAGTGGTGACGGGTACAAAACGTTGTACGCCCACTTGTCGTCCCGGGGTGTTTCCGCTGGGCAGACGGTGCGTGGTGGTCAGCCGATTGGCCGGTCAGGTAATACGGGCAACTCGACCGGACCTCACCTGCACTTCGGGGCAACGGGTGCTCGGGCTGGGTCGTTCTTCGCGAACGGCGGCATGGTGGGTGGTTGGTCGCCTCACTCGAAGGCAGACAACATCCCGATCATGGCAACAGCCCGGGAGTTCATGCAGCCGGTGCGGGCGGTCAACTATTACGGCGCTGACGCGATGGAGGCGTTGCGGCGGCTCAGTGTTCCGCGTGAGGAGTTGCGGCGACTGATCGACAAGAAGGCGTCAACAGTCAAGAACGTTGACTTTTATCACGACCTTGCCGGTATGGCTGACGGCGGTTGGTTGCGGGACCGTCGCGTCATGTCTCCGAACTATGCGACTGCTGCACCGTTCTACCGGACAGCGGTCGGCATGAGTGGTCAAACGGCCAGTTCGCAGGCTCAGGGGCGCGGGAAGCTCGCGGACAGCATCACGATTCAGGGTTACACCGCTGACGATGTGGCCCGGCAGATTGTGACCAGGGAACGGCGTGAGGACGCTTTGCATCCGGTGTGGGTGTCTTGATGGGAAGGTGGTGACGGGATGCCGATCCTTGGTGGTATCCCGGTTCGCACCCCTCGACCGCCGCGTGTTGATCCGTTTGAGGACAGCCGCACGTTGGCGTTCCGGTCGTTGGATGGTACGGCGTTCATGGAATTCACCGGCAACGAGTTCTTCGACCTTGACGGGGTTGAGGGCTTGGACTTACCGCCGCGTGAAGTGATCCGCGAGTCCATGCCGAACCTGGACGGCACCCGTTTGCGTGAGGTGCGGACAGGTGAACGTCAGGTGTTCCTGCCGTTCTGGCTATCGTCCACGTCCAGCCACAGTAAGTACTTGGACCGTCGTGACGAGCTGGCATCCCTGTTTAACTATCGCGGACTAAACCTGTCCGCGACCGATGGCACCTTTGATCTGGTGGCGAACTCGCTGCGTGGTGAACGGTCGCTGCGTTGCGTGTACCTCGACGGTATGCCCGGGTCGAACATGACCGACAATTCGGGGGCGTCGTGGGAATCTCTGGGGCTCACCTTCCTCGCCTGTCGCCCTTACTGGTCGGGGGCGCGCTGGTCGACACCGACGATCCAGCGCCCATCGGGTGGTTCATGGGGTGTGTCGTGGCCGTACCAATTGTCGTCCGCGCAGGCGCTCGGCAGCGGCATCCCGGTCACTGTTGGCGGCGATGTCCCCTCATGGCCGACGATCGACTTGGTTGGGCCAGCATCGGCAGCCTCGGTAACAGGGCCGGGTTTGTCTGTGTCTATTGCGGGCGGTCTGGCTGCGGGTGAGACGGCGCGGATTGTGACGGATCCGCGTGGCCGCACCGCCTCGTTCGGTGGAGTCAAGGACTGGTCGCGGGTGGCACCCACCGACCGTTACCGCCCGCTGATGCCAGGTGTGCAGGAGCTGTCGATCGTGCTTGTGGGTGCGACTGATGCAACGTCGGCTGTTGTTTCTGGGGACAGTCTGTTTGAGCGGTGGTGCTGAATGTGGACCGCTCGAGCGCGTGACCAAAGCCTGAACCTGTTCGACCCGATCGAGTACACGACAGCGACACTGGTCGAAAACTATGGACTACCGGACATGCTGTCACTCACTGGCAACGTGCACGATCTGCGACCCGGCATTGGTCCGAATGCTGGTGTGGTGCTGTACGACGACAGTGGTGCTCGCAGGTTCAACGGGTTCCTGACTTCGGCTGAGCGGCTTGGGAACGGGACCGCGAATCTGATCTACGCATCCGACGACGCGAACCTGTGGCAGCGGATCGTCTGGCCCAGTTACAACGCCGCCTGGACAGCGCAGACGGCTGCGTATGACGTGCAGACGGGTCCGGCTGAGACCAGGCTGTTGACGTACATCAACCGCAACTTGGGACCGATCGCTTACACCCCGTCACCGTTCAGCGTGACCACCACTCGGCAGGTGCTGCACACAAGAATCCCGACGTCGCAGGGTCGCGGGCCGGTCGCGAAAACATCAGCCCGGTTCAACGTGCTCGGCGAATTGGTGTCACAACTTGCGGAGTCGGCGTCGTTGCGGGTACAGATCGTCCTCAACTATGACGGCTTCACCCCGTGGCTGGATGTGACGGTCACTGAGGTTCCTGACTTGTCGTCGTGGGCGCGGTTCGGTACTCCCGAGGCGTCAGGGCCGGGTGTGCTGGGTGCGGACTGGCGGTACAAGTACGAACAGCCGAAGGTGACCACGGTTCTGTCAGCGGCTGGCGGTGAAGGCAAGGACCGCCTGCTGAACTCGCTGACTGACTTGGACCGCAACAATCTGTGGGGTCGGCGGATTGAGCAGTTCATCGACCAACGCAACATCGGCAGTCAGATCGGCGCCCGTGAAGAACTGAAGAAGGCGACGGGCGCACGGGATGTGGCGTTGAAGGCGCGCAACGGCCAGTTGCGCATGAGGAACTTGGCCCAGAACGCAAAGGACCAAGCACAGGCCGCGTTGGACGCCAACCCGGGCAACGCTGCCGCCACAACGCGGCGAGATGCTGCGGTGGATGCGCTCAACGAAGCCATCTCTGACTACAACCAAGCCAACACCGAATACAACCAGACGGTCACCGACTACAACGCCGCTGTTACCGCTCTGCAAGCCGCCATCGCCTCCGACACCAGCGAGATCAACCAAGCTCTGGCTGATGCGATGGCGGAAGCGGTCGGGTTGACGGAAATCTCCGCCCCGTTGGGCGAGTCGGATCTGAACGTTGGCGGCACTGGCGGCACTGCGGGTGTTGATGTGCCGTTGGGTGCGCGGGTGTCTGTGGTGTTGGACGGGGAGACGGTGACGGAACGTATCCGGCAGATCACCACAACCATTTCAGCCCAGTCGGGGCAGGAGACGGTGCACGTTGAGCCTGTCATCGGCACCCCTGATGCGGGGTTGGCGTCCCCGACGCAACGGCGTCTAGCTGCCGCTTTCCGGCGGATCAGTTCTGTTGAACGTAACCAGTAGGAGACCCGATGGCGACTGACAGTTATCCCGCAGTTGGGATCGGCGGTTTCACCGATGCAGAGTTCACAAAGTCGTACGCCTCGCAGGACGGCATTTTCGAGGACTACCACACAGGCGGCGTCTCCGCGCTGAACTTGACCCGCAACAACACCACCGATGAGTGCACGATCGGTGTGGGCATGGTCCGGGTGAACGGGTACACGCTCGAGGTCACCAGCCCGCACGCCCTGCCTACGCCGCCGATCAGCTCGGGGACGGTCACGTATCGGATTGCAGCCCAGTACGACCCGTCGCTGAACATTGCGGACGGCGGCGGGTCCGCTTCGACTTTGGGTGCGTGCCGACTGATTGTGACCAGCGGTGCCTTGGACACGTCGAACAACAAGCAGTACACGATCTTGTACGAAGTAACCCGTGCTGCATCGCAAGTGTTGACCGCTGCCACGGTGGTGGATCGTCGCCGTTGGGTTGGTCAGGTCATCGAGGTTCCCGACTACTCCAACTTGGTGACCGGGTTTGGTCCGTTCCCTCGCGGCACAATCATTGTGCAAACCGCTGATGCTGCCGCGCCGGGCACCATGAACATGTCAATCCGCACCGTCGACGGCAGCGTGTTGGTGTGGAAGTCGATGACCGGTGAGGCTGCGGTCCCGTTCCCGGCCGCTGGGACGTTGGTCGCGCAGGACGAGCCCGCGTTGATGTACAAAGAGTGGGGCACCGTCCATTTGCAGGGGACGTTGAAACGGTCTGCTGCCGGGTCGAACCTGAACAACGGTTCCCCGGTCATTTTGGGAACGCTGCCGGTTGGGTGGCGTCCCGGTGCCGGGTGCCGGTTCATGGTGCTCGCGTCCGGCCCTGTTGCTGTTGGGATCGTGGTGACTCCTAGCGGCACCGTGTCCATGTATGACCCGGTGGGGACGACGAACGTCGCTTACGTCCAACTCAACGGAATCTCGTTTCGAGCGGAGAACTAAGACATGGCGCGTTACCTGTTCGCTTCAGCCCTGGTTGAGTTGCCCGGCAACATTGTCGCGGCAGGCATCCCGTTCTCGTTGTGGTCTGAGTTGCACGGCGGCACCCAGTACACGGACATCAAGGCGCCGGATGGTGTGACCAGCATTCCGTTGGTGATGGACGGCAACGGGGTCCGTCCTGAGCTGCGCGGCCCCGACAGCGTGAAAACGATGTATTGCGATGCCGGTGGCGGTGTGCGGTTTGAGATGTACGCCACCGATGAGCTGTCGTACATTCTCGACCAGTTTCGGGTGTTGGCGTTCCAGTTCGGGCAGTTGGCGACGCAGGTCGACAACCTGGATTTGTCGGGTGGCGGCACTGGTGGTGGCGGGTTGCCGGTGGGCACCACGTTGGACCAGATCCCGAACGGTGCCGACCGGTTGGCGATGACGTACGCCGAACGGAACCGGATTGCTGGGTTGCCGTCATCGTTTTTGCAGTTGGGTACGACGGCGGGGACGGCGAAGGCTGGGAACTATAAGCCGACCCCGGCTGAGATCAGTGCGGTGCAGAATGTGAACGGTGCCCCGCGTTTGTGGGGGCGTAGCGCGTCGCAGGCGTTGCCTACGGCGGCTGAGGGTGCTGTTGACGGTGACTGGTTGTTCCGAGAGAACCCCTGATGCCGCTGTACCGGTACTCGAACGGGGCGTGGAGGCAGGGCGCGTCTGTTCTGTACCCGAACACGTCCAGTGTTGAGGCGGCGTTGCCGACCGGCCCTGACTACATTCACTATGACGTTTTGAGGGCGCGGGCGACGCTTGGGGGCGCTGTCGACCCGGACTTGCAAACCGTGTTCGACACACTGGTTGAGCCGAAGATTGTCACCATGCCGCCTGGTGTGTTTGAGACGAAGCGGAAGTGGGGCAAGGCACCGTACTACTCGGGTGCGACCACACCGCAACGTCAGGCTGCGTTGTTGGTGCCGAAGGTTTGCCGTGGCATTTGGGGGTCGGGGCGGGGTTCTGTTGGGTCCACGTCGGGCACTATCATCCGTGTCACCCCGATGACGTGCCAGTCAGCGTCTGAGGGTGGGTCGTGGTTTCAGACGGGCGGGTCAGGGTCGGGTGACTTCCTGCTGAAGAACCTGCACATTGAGGGCACCGAGCAGGGGAACCAGACGGCGGCGAAAGCCGACGCGCCCGGCTATGACGGGGTGTCTCGGAAACTGTTCACCAACTACTTTGAGCAGGGCAACCGAACGGGCCAGTACGTTGCTGAGGACATCCTGTCGAACGGGTCGTACGGCAACAACGGTGCCCCTCCTGGGGAGACGTTCAACTTCCAGGTGTACAACGCCGACTATCACATTTTGCGCAGGGTGGAGACGGACGGTCGGCGTGCTGTGGGTGGGCCGTCGTTCTCGAGCGTGGGGATCACCGCCGGGAACTGTTACGGCGCCGAATGGTACGACTGTTGGGCGCATCACATCAACGCCAAGACGTACCACATGGTCTATTACCAGACGATGGCGTGTAAGACGTTCAACTGCCGCCTGGGTGACTCGTCCGATCTGGACGGGTACGGCGACTTCGGGGTGACGAACCCCTCCCCCACCACTCCCGGGTTCACGGGTGGCGGGTTCAACCAGGAACGTGCCGGCGACTCTGAGCATTACGGGTTGAACATTTACAGCAACCGGAAGGGTCCGAACAACCCCGACAAGGGTGTGCATTTCAACCATTCCGGCGATGACTGGTCGCGGGCGTTCATCGGGGACACGATGCGGTTGGTTGACCACCAGTACTGCCTGATTCAGGACGCGACTTGGTTCAACCACTGGGGCAAGACCGGGAACCCGCTGTACGTGTCCACGTGGATTCCGTACAGCAGCAACCCGAACGCGATCACCGTCTCGCCGACCGTCATCAACAACGGTGTGCCGCAGCGGATCGCGTGGTCGCCACCGGGCTACTCACCGACCGTCCTCAGCCCCTACCAGATGTGAGGAACTGACTTATGGCCGTGAAGGGCTTGTACTTTGAGGGCGGCACTGAGGGTGCTGCGCTGACGCCGGCGAACACCGGTGCCGTTTCCATTTCGCTTCAGGGCACGTCGACCGCGAGGTTCCGGGGTTCGGCGAAACAGTCCGGTGCGTTCGGTGCCGAGTTCATCGCCGCAGCTTCGTCGTACTCGTTCGCCCGGGTCATCGCTGTGGCAGAGTCGGGGTCTGCGGCTGCCGCGTTGGAGTTCATCTGCCCAGCTTTGCCGACTGCGGTCGATAAGACGATCCTCGCGTTTCGGTCTGGTGGCACCACCCCCGCATCGTTGGCTGTGAATGCGGCCATCACCCCGTTGGGGAAGATACGGGTCCAGGCTGGCGCGGTGACCGTGGTCAACCCATTCCCGACCGCGACGACCGGCGACAACGTCCTCGTTCCCGGCCAGTCGTACCTGCTCGAGATGCTGGTGTCGGGGCAGTCGGCGACGAACGGGCGTGTGGAGGCACGGCTCACCCGCAAGTCCTCAGGTGCGGTCATCGGGACGGTCCTGTCAACGACAGCGAACGTGACAACCAACCTCATCGGCGGCTGCGACTTCGGGGTGCTGCCCACCACGGACCAGTCGTACACACTGCTGCTGGATAACGCCCGGCTGATCGACAACAACCCGGTCGGTCAGTGGCCGGGCGCCTACGTAGCTGCGGCTGACCCGCTCACCGGTTCAGCGACAGTCACCCCCACGTCGGGGGTTGTTCCGTTCACGGTGACCGCTGTGATCACCACCGAGGGTGGGACGGGGACCGCGAAGGTTTACACCTACAACTGGGGCGACGGGACTCCCGTAACGTCCAGCAGCTCGGCCACTGCCACCCACACCTACTCGGCTGCCGGTAACCAGAACTGGACGTTCACGGCTGCGAACACCTGATGGCTAACGAGGACGTTTACAGCGACCTCTACCAGACCGCCGCTGGCGACATCTACAGCGACCTGTACGGGGTGCCGTCCAGCCTGGTGACGATGACCGGGACGGTGATTGCCACCAGCCCGGCCCCGACGCCTGGTGCTGGCGCGGTGACGATGACCGGCACGGTTATCGCGGAGTCGCCCACATCAGGTGAAACGGTCATCATGACCGGCACTGTGACCGCGCTCGCCGGTGAAGATGGCGACGACGTTGTGGTGTACCGGTTCCGTGATGGGCAGTGGCGCCCCGGGTCGTTGTATGTGCGAGTGCTCGGCAACTGGGTGAACGACCAAACGGGGACTGTCGTCGGCGGCGGCACCCCAACAGCTCGCGGGTACGGGCAAGGCTTGTACGGCGAAACCCCTTACGGAGGCTGAAACTTTATGGTGCGTCCTGTTCTTCCCGACGAAGGCGAAGCGAACTGGGATGACGAGCTTAACGCCGGCATCTTCTCGCTGGCCGACACCCTGGATGGGGTGGTTGCCCGCCTGGCATCGCTTGAGGTGCGGGTGAACAGTATTGCCCCCACCCCCGTCTATTCGGTGCCTGTGGCTGCGTTCACCGTCTCGCAAACGTCGGGGACTGCCCCGGTGACGGTGACGTTCACCGATCGGTCCACGAACACCCCGACCGGTTGGTTGTGGAACTTCGGCGACGGGTCCACATCAACTGTTCGGAACCCTACGCACACGTTCAGTTCTGCTGGTTCGTTCACGACGACACTGGTTGCCAGCAACTCGGCTGGGTCCAGTTCGAGCGGACCAACCCCCACCCCGCCGTCGCAGGTGATCACCGTGACGGCTGCCGCGACCGCAGCTCAGCCTGTCGCATCGTTCAGCGGAACCCCTGTCACCGGCTCGGCGCCGCTGTCCGTGTTCTTCACCGACACTTCCACGAACACCCCGACGTCGTGGCTGTGGGCGTTCGGTGACGGCACCACATCAACGGTGAAGAACCCGGCGAAGACGTATGCGACCGCAGGCACGTACACGGTGAGCCTGACTGTCGCCAACGCTGCCGGGACCGCACCCACGGCCACCCAAACCGGCTACGTGTCCGTTGGTGCGGCTACCACCCCCACCACGGGTTTGCGGGCTGCGATCTCCACATCTGCGCCGATGTACACCAACGCTGTGTCAGCGTTCCCGGTCGACACGAACCGAACCACCCTCAAAACGACGTCAACGGCAGCCCTGCCCACCAATGCATGGTTTGAGAACTTCATGGTTGGTTCTGGTCATCAGCCCGTCCAGTTCTTCCCGTACATGGCGAAGACGACCGTGACCGGGTTGGCGTTCTGCCAGGCACCGATCAACACCAGCTTCCCGAACTCGGTGCTGTCGACCATGCTCGAGTCGTGGAGTTTCGGTGCCGGGACTGCGCTGAACGCTGACACGGCAGGCCGGGTGACCGGGTTCACCGACCTGGGCTGCACCCTGGCGTGGGCGACGACCTCGGGCGGCGGGACGATGACCGCCGACATTGTGCGCGGCATGGGCTATGTGACCATGCGGTACGGCACGCTGGTCCCGAAGATCACCACCATCCACGGCATCCTGACGATCAACGGTGTCGCGCCTGCCGGGACGGTGACCGGAACCAAGTTCAAGTTTGTTCTCAACAACGGGCAGACGTGGATCCTGTACGCGTCGTCGGCGATCTCACTGGCCTACGCGGGCACCACCCTGACCGGTTCGGCTGCGTTCACCGGCACCCTGCGGTTCGGGATCCTGCCCACAGGGGCCACAGAGTCAGTGCTGGACTCGTCCGCAACCGCCGTCCACACTGGCGGCACGGTCGGCTGGACAGTCTCCGGGAACACCGCCACAGAAACGTTCACCTACACCTACACGGGTTCAGGGGCGCCGCTCAACTACACGCTGCCGCACCACCGGCCACGGTTGCAGAACGCCACCTACCCGACCGGGTTCACCCTCACCACTCTGCGCGGCCAAGTCCAGGCGGTCACGGGCAACCTGTGGACGATGCAGATCCCGTTGCCGTCTGTGAGCTGGAACAACCGCAACCCCATCCAGTCCGGTCGGCTCGCCGCGATCCAAACCGCTTTGACTGCTGATGCGTCGTTTGTGCCGCACACCAACGACCCGTACTTCGGCGGGAAGCAGATCGCGAAAGCTGCGCATCTGGCGTTGATCGCCGATCAGGTTGGGAACACGACCGTCCGCGACACACTGGTTGGGCGGCTCGAAACGGGTGTCAACGAGTACCTGACGAAGTTGCGGTACGAAACAGCGTGGGCGGGCATTGTGTCCGTTCCTGGGCTCACCGATCAGGGCGCCGACTTCGGCAACGGCATGTACAACGACCACCACTTCCACTACGGGTACACCATTTACGCCGCCGCTGTGCTGGTGAAGCTGCGGCCCGCCTGGAACACGGTCAGCAACAGGGCGAAGATCCACGACCTGATCCGCGACTTCGCGAACCCGACCAGCAACGACCCGTACTTCACCCCGATGCGGAACTGGGACTTCTACGAAGGCCATTCGTGGGCTGCCGGGCATTTTGAGTTCGGCGACAACCGCAACTCTGAGTCCACCTCGGAGGGGGTGAACGCCTACTACGGGATTCATCTGTGGGGGGTGGCGACCGGCAACGACCAGTTGACGAACTTGGGCCGGATCCTGATGGCTGAGGAAATCTCTGCCGCGCAGACGTACTGGCAGGTGAAGCAGGCCGAGACGATCTATCCGCAGCCGTTCCGCCAGAACGGTGTGATCGGCATCGTCTGGTCGAACAAGGTGGATGTGGCGACATGGTTCGGCGGGCAGTACGAGTACATCTTGGGCATTCAGGAACTGCCGACGAACCCGACCACTGAGGTTCTGATCCGCAAGGACTGGTACGCGGAGATTTGGCCGACGAGGGTCAACCCTCTGTGGTCGCGTACTTCGGTGTGGCGTGCAGCGGTCATCAACGGCGGCTCAGGCTATGTGGGCGCATCCAACTCAGGCGCACCCGCCTTCCAGGCGTACACGGACGGCATGACCGCACAGGGCGGCTCAGGGACCGGGTTGCAGTTCAACTGCAACATTGCAGGTGGGGCGATCGCTGAGGTTTACATCCGCCAACCGGACGGGCGCGGGTCGGGCTACGTCGACGGCGAAACGGTCACCCTGAACGGGTCCGGCGGCACTGGTTGCACCGTCCGCATCTGGACGGAACCTGAGGACGGCTGGAAAGGGCTGCTCCTCGGCGGGCACGCCCTCAACAACCCATCGGAGGCGTGGACGAAAGCTCTTGAGTTGACCGCATACGACGACGGCTCATCGAAGACGCAGTTGCTGTACTTCATCGGCACCCAGACCGGATAGGACACCTAACGATGGCGCTTCCCACAGACCGGGCGACAGGTCAGATCGTGCAAGCCGACGACATCAACTCCATCGCTGCCACCGTGAACGATGCAGC